AGCCTAAACAAGTCTTTGCCGTTGAAGGGTGCGGAAAAGTATTTGATTGTTTTAAAATAGAATAATCTGTTTTTACCTCAAATTTAGTGGGTTTTGTAGGAGGTGTTCCGGGATATTGTAACTCACCAAACTTAGTGCCGTTGCCATAATTAGCTTCGTAATATTTAGAATTAAAATGACTAAACGAATATTGATTGTATTGATTTGCTTTTTTCTTTGATAAGCTAGCTATATTTGTAAATTGTGTATAATCGACTATTCTTTTTGAATATGGTTTATTAATTTCTTTCAAATTCTCAGGCGTAACCCAATACATAGATTGATCCTGTAAACCTGTACTAATTACTGAAACATTGAAAGTTTTGAAAAATGATTTTAAAAAGTCCACACATTTCATTTTAGGTAAACAACTAATTAGGTTTAATTTATTCCCTCCTAAATCTTCTGAATTAGCAAAGTTGTTTGACTCAGAGGCAAAAGAAGCTCTTGTTACTAAATTAACCCCAAGCGTCTTTTTGTCTCTTCTGAATTTTTGCAAAGTTGCAACCCGAATGTTATCCCATTTGACTAAAATCAAAGGCAAAACCTCAACTTTTAAATATATTTCACCGTTCGCATCTAGCTGAGTAGTTCCGTTTGTATTGTCGATTAACCTCCAACTAAAAAAGTTGCCAGTAATTTCTTGACTGTTTAAGATTGAATTATCTGTTGTTCTTCTAATATTTACTTTTACTTTTGTTTCTGTTCCTTCGACAGCAACCAACCCATTAAAAGTAATCATTATATCAATGCCATCGCTCCACTTATCCTGATATGGGGCGGATTGATTTCTTTTAATTTTAAAAAAACCTGCTATTTCTGTTACCGTCCACTTTGGAACTGTTGGAAGTGAAACCCCTATGATTTCATCTTTGGTATCGAATCTATATTTATAAATAGCTGAATAATCAACTAAAGGAAAAGCGACCGCATTATTCACGACTAAACTTTCAGAATTACACCAAACAAACAAGTCGTTAACTTCCGATTTTTCGAATATTGGACAAATTACTGGGGTTCCTATTTTTAAAAGTAGGTGTTCCATTATTGACATATAATTGACCGAAGGACGAACTTCGTTAAGGTTTATGAAATTAATATCGGTTGTGGTTTTTGTCAATTTATAAGCAATATTGTCAACTATTGACAAATTGCTTTCATTGTAATTCCAAACTCTATTGTTTGAAATAAAAGGAATACCAAACTTAAAAACAATTCCATTGGACAATGTATTACTTTTAACCCCTCCCATTCTCGCTTTCAATATATTTTTATCCCAAATAGTATTTACAAGTGGGTCGAAATTGCCGTCTATATCTTGGAACAATTCTTGAATAGTGGTTTCACCTAGCTTGTCTGTTAGACTTGAAAGGTTAGAAGCAAATGTTGCTTGAAATTCTTTTTGGTCTTGAAATTCATAATCGGATTGTTCGAATGTAAGTTTGCCAGATTGAAAAAGAAACCCCGAAATATAAATCATTGAATCGAACTCTCCCGCATTGTTTAGCTTCAAAGTTTTTTCATTACCAATAAAACCGCACAATCTTTTATTTTTATCTGTGGCAGGGATTTTAAAAGATTGCGTAAAGGGAGAAAATACTTTAGTAATATCGTTTAAGTCTTTTACTGTTACCTTAAAATTAATAGCCTCGCTCGGATCTAAATCTAAAAGATAAAAATTATTGTCCGAATATTTTATAAATAGTGAAACCATTATTGAATATCATTTATAAAATTATTTGTTTCCTCAAATTCAAGTGTATAAGATATTGAACTTTTATCATTTAATCTAGTTTTCTTTAAGAAATTTGTAGTTAAGTTTTTTACTGGAATTTGCACGAATTTAGAATAGAATCCTATGTCATTAATCGTAACTGTATCGCTGTCAATTGTAATGCTTGTATCATCGATAGTGACTACTGTACTATCGATTGTAAGCCCTGTACTGGCTGTCAAAAATACATCATCATTAAAGATAACTAAGTAAACTTTTGAACTTTGCAGGATTTCACGCACTTGATAATTATTGTTTTCGTCAATTAATCCCGTGTTAATAGTAAATTTTCTTGTTCCTCTCGGTGCGCCTGTTTGTTTAAGGTGTTGAATCTGGCTGTTTACGTTCAAAGGATCGCGAAAAGAACTATTAAACTCGTCTCTTTTCGTGTCTATTGATTCAGTAAACTTCCCAAATGGGGTAAAAGTATCCCACAACCCTAAACGATTTACGTAAGCTATCAATGATTTTACCCCCGTTTGAGTTTCTCTAACGCTTGGATTGATTGGGTTTTCCCAAATAACACCATTTTCCCCACGCCCTGAGTATGAAGTTGCAACTACTGTTGTCAAATCAAAATCGTATGCAGCATAATTTATCGATTTCGCATACTTCCTGAACGTTTCGACGTTTTGATACCCTGTGTAATTACCGCCTGTTTGTTCGAAGTTGTAGCGATAGCCAGTGGTTGCAAAGTAAGTTCCTAATTGCTTGACTGTTTCTGTGTCAACTTTGTAAACAATATGAAAATAACATCCCTCACCTGCTGTTGTTGGAACATCGGTTGTATTGTATGCCCATTGTGGGTTGTTCTTGTTTAGGTTTGATGAGGTTATAAATGCTTTGACTTCGTTGTGAATTTCAATAGCTATATAATTATCATCAGGCGAAATCTTAGGTATGTTATTAAAAACCACGCTCGGAGCTGTCGGCAAGTCGGCTGCTTGAAACCCTCTCCAAATGTAAACCTCAACTGTTATTTTTTGAATCGAAGCGTCTAACGCATCGTTTTGTAAATTAAAATGGATTGGACTTTGAGCAAAGAATATCTTTGCTTTGGAATCTATATTCGTGAGTGTTGGTGTTGCTAGCATTTTGTAAAGTTCCGTGCATCTTTACACGGTTTTATTTTTTGGTTACTATCGGACTTTTTAACAAAGTTACTAAATCTTTTATCAAAACTTTTACCCCATCCTCTGTATTTTCTCTAATAGAATTTTGCATCGGGGTATCTTTCAATCTGTCTCTGTCCTGTGTCGTGGGCTTCCCTTTCGGTGTGTTAAACTTACCGTAATAGTTTTGTGATACAGTCAAAACATTGTAAGGCTTCACGCGATAGTTCCCACTGTCTCTAAGGTGGTCTTTTTGTAGCTTACTTACTTTCGAATTACGCCCTGCTAAAACTGTAATTTTTCGCCCTAACTCGTTAAGGTGCTTCGTTATCGTCGCTTCGATTTTCTTTTCCTGTATCGTCTTTCTTCGTGCCACGTGCTTTTATTGATGCTATTAATGCCTTTATGTTTTTGCTCGATATATTTTGGCTTCCTATTTCCTTCCGAGATATTTTTCTCCCTGTTCTTGTTTTACCTTCGATTTGCGCTTCATTACCATCTTCATCGACAAAAACAACCGTCCAAACTAAATCTTTTGGGAGCATCTTTTTAGCGTTTTCGACTAACTTTGAGTTTTTATTGTAAACACCATAAAACACCTCTCTAAATTCGATTGACTTATTTCGCCCAATCAATGCCCCTTTAATCGAACGCTTCAAAAACCCCGTATCTACATTAGCTGTCTTTTTACTTTCTCTTACAACCTCACGAATATACTGCCTTATTTCAGCGTCACTATATGGCATTTTGATGCAAACTAAATGTACATTCAAACTTTACACCATCCAAACAATTACGATCGTCTTTACCTACTGGCTCGAAATCGGACAAAGAATCTTCAATTACATCAATATCAAATTCATTGTGCGTTTTTAATATCTCTAATAAAAAATCGTTTGCTATTGAATCACAAACGCCTATATTGTCAATATAGTTTGTGTCGGTTAATAATTTGCTAGGGGTTGCGGTTTTAGTGTCGTCTCTTTGATTAACAATTTCAAACGAATAACTAAATTGTCTTAAATTCTGCTGAGGAGGCGGGCTTTCAATAAGTCGCATCGATACCAAAGGATAAACGTTTTCTTTTTCCACATCAATCACGTCATCCTCACGCAAAGAAATTGTATTAACTAGAGTATTAGCATCGAATATCGAAACTAAATAATTTGTAAGTATGCTGAATTTATTTGACATTTTCTATTATTTTCTGACCTGATAAATAATTTGCCCAGAATAAAAATTCCTCTAGCTTCCATTTCTCTACCTTTTTATAATTAACTAATTGACCTTTGCAAACTAAATCCATCAATACCACCCAATTACCAAACTCATTAACGAAATCTTTTCGTACTTCCGTGCCTATCGATTCCTTTGCTAGCTCTCCGTATTGCGGTGGATCAAAGATATAGTAATACTTTTCTTTTAACGATGCCTTTTGGTTGCCGAAGTCTTCTACGATAGACTTAAGATTATGAACGTAAATAGTTTGCCCCCATTTACGCTTCACAAATATACTACAAAAATTATAAAAATCGTAATCTTCTAAAAATCTTTCTGCATCGACAAAATCTGTAAAGGTCAATTGTTCGATATTCTTAGTCTTAAATCGTTTGTTCGATTGCTTTAATAGCAGTCGATTAATCCAAAAATTACCCTTTGCTTTGTCGCCTAAAGCTAATAACCGTTGATAATGTTTTAGTCTGATTCCAAATATCATTTTCTTACGTATTTCTTATAGCGTTCTAGCAATAATGCGGTCAAAATGTAACGTAAACAGTCGGTTGCGTGGCCGTATTCCTGATACGATTGCCCTGTGGTTTTATCCCTGATAACTTTCTTGTTTACTTTGCCGTCCTCGTCCTCTGTGCAATATTGATAATCGTTAATTGAATTACGACAACTAGCATCAATCATCAAATATAAATCATCAATACCACCCCGCAATAATTCATTTGTAAAATTACGTGACATTATAACGCTCGGGTTGGCTTGTGGCACTCTGAATGTAGGTTTTTGAATTGATAAATACGTCATAATCATTTTAAAAAAGTTTTGCCCTTTCTGTAGTTTAGTATCACGCTTCCTGCTGGTTGCATCGCCATAAATAAACAGCCCTTGTCTGTTGGTTCCGTATCGCTCCAAGAACTCTTCGCAAGTATCTTTCAAAGTATTTCGAGGGTCTTTTAGCATTATCTCATCTATTTGAATTATATTACTATTGTAGTACTGAAATACATTGCAGGTCAAATATGGCAGTACATTTTCATCGAATACAAGGTGCAAAGGTTCTTCCGGGTTGTATAGATATTTTCCAACGTGTTGATCCGCTTTGAAATTCTTTAAAAACTCCCCCCCTGTTCTAAGTTTGCCCCATTTACCTAATGCGTAAATGTCGTAATAATTTGGATCGTTAATTTTGTCCCTTTCGAAGTCTGCTACAACATGCGTATCAATGAATCCACCGCCTTTGCCATCTCCAACAATCCAAATATTGTCTATGTAACACGTTCTAAGGATAACAGTGTCGCCAGTGCTATTTATTTGTTTTTCGGTTATCTTTGATGGTAGGTTAGTGAATATTTCTTTGTCGAAGATATCCTTTTTGATAAAAGACATTTCACTTACCGGATTAAATATACCGATTATTTGCTGTCCTTTCAAACCTCTTAAACGTTTCTTAGCCTGCTTAAAGTCCGAGTATTCGAATTGATTAAACTCTTCCATGCATATTTTTTTAAACCCGGATAAACCTTTAATTTTTTCGCTGTCGTCTAATCCTTTGAATACGGTGTATGATCCTGTGAGCTTACATTCAATATAATGCTTTTGGATTTTAAAGTAGTCGTTTAGTCGCCAATCTGAAATAATACGCTTAAAGTCCTCAAAGATTGAATTGTCAATATCAGTTGAAAACTTTCGAAATATAAGCGTGTTGTTGTTATTACCTTCCAGCATAAATACAATCGTACGCTGCACGTATGAAAACGTCTTTGAACTAGAAGATCCTCCATAGATAAAACCAAAACGAATTGAATCGTCATTAAATATTTTGTCTATTTCAAAATATATTTCATTGAATATCCCTTCCTCAAATTCTATATTCTGAATCATTTGCAATAGGCTTGGTTCAATTGGTTTTTATTATAAGTTTCGGCGGAGACTAAAATCATTTCTTTTTTATTGTCTAATTTAAAAAAGTAACCCTGCATATAATCCCACCCTTTTACTGTTATTTTACCACATTTATTGACTGGTTCATCGTCATTTGAGCAGCTTATAACTAAAAATAAAACACATAACAATAGTAAATTTTTCATAATTTATATTTTTTTTGATAGTCATTAGTAACTCCTTTATAAAATTTAACCACAATTTTCAAGGGTACTTCGTTAAGATTAAAAGTTTGTCTTTCGATTTTAAACGTGCAAAAGCTAATACAAAACATATAAAAACAAGATACTGTGTCTCTCTTTGGATTTATTCTAAATAACAATAAAGAATATTTAAACTTCTTCATCTCGTTTATATTTGATTGTGATTGTTTTGGGTTGTTGTTGGGTCATGTCTTCGGTTTTTTCAACTAAGTTGTTTAACCGTTGTGTTATGCTTGGATTGTATATCCCCGCCATTCCTCCCTCGATTTGGTCGTTTCTTACCGCTTTTCTTATACGTGAACAGATAGTTTGATAATCTGTGTATCTTTGCTCTGTGTTTGCAAAATATTGACTTAAATCGCTTATAATTTCATTGTCATAACACCAACATTCAAAACCATCAACCGATAAAGGTCTTTCTTTTTCTCTAATAACAGGATTTGCGTTTGATCCTACCCAATCTTTTACAGTTATAGGTTTGCTTTTGACTTCTTCTTTGTAGGCCAAAAATAATTTCCACATTTTTTCGGGAGTTTCTATGTTCTTTGTTCCGTGAGGTCTTGCCATAATAAACAAAATTACGAATTATTTTTTAATAATATTGCCTGCACTAATAAAATTTTCACGGGAGTATAATTCAGGGCAATCAAAGTTAGGATCGTTTAGTTTTGATTCGTAGGTTATGAAATTCATTTTACG